GAACCCTCCTGGACCAGAAGAAGCTCAAGGAAGACTTCGGTGACAAATTGGAACCGTATTACAAGACTTCTAACAGTATCACTGTCCGAGTGACTATGTTCAATTCAGATGAGGACGCGTGATGAGTTTCAAACCCTTACTCGCTGAGACTATCGACGACTTGAACAAAGCGCCGTACCCCGTGCTCGTGTCGGTCAAACTTGACGGCATCCGCGCTATCGTGAAAGACGGGATTGTTTATACCCGTAGCATGAAGCCTGTTCGTAACAAGTACGTTCAGTTTCTGTTTGGACGCGAAGAGTACAATGGTCTAGACGGTGAGCTGATTGTCGGAGAACCGAACGCAGTTGATGTATATCGCACCACCAACTCCGGTGTGATGTCAGCTGATGGAGAACCGGATGTCAAGTTCTACGTGTTCGACCGCTGGGATTTGGCGGATGAAGAGTACTCTTATCGCCTCGAAAACGGCATCTACGGGCACTCAGACAACCCAGGCATAGTTGTCGTAACACAATGGCTAGCCAACAGTGCAGAGGACGTTCTAAGGTACGAAACAGCGGCTCTTGAAGACGGTTACGAAGGTCTCATGCTACGCCGAGCTGACGCTAAGTACAAGTTCGGGCGCTCTACGGCTAAAGAGTTCATCCTTATGAAGCTCAAACGGTTTCATGACGCTGAATATAAAGTCGTTGGATTTGTAGAAAGAATGAGGAATAATAATGAAGCAACCAAAAATGAACTCGGATACGCTGAGCGTTCGACTTGCCGAGAGAATCTCGAGGGTCGGGGCGATCTTGGAGCACTGGTTCTTGAATTTACTGACGGGCAGACGTTTAACTGCGGAACAGGTTTTACAGATCAAGACCGCCGTGAAATCTGGGACAACCGTGACCAGTCCCTCGGACGAATGGCCAAAGTGAAATCGTTTTTGATTGGTGTCAAAGACCTGCCGCGTTTTCCGGTGTGGCTTTCTTTTAGAGATAAGGATGATATGTGATGATCGAATCTATTTTTCCTACGTACTCCCTAGATCGCAATGTGATCAAATGGGAAGACTACCTGGGTGAGCTGACTCCGGTGGAGAATCACCAGGGTGTCTGGTTCAAACGCGATGACAAGTTTCTACCGCTCGGCCCAGGAGGGCTAGGCGGGTCTAAGTGTCGTCAGATCATTTGGTATATGAACAAGTTCCGTGAAGGTAAGTCTCATGTGTTGTCAGGTGCCTCCATTCAGTCTCCTCAACTCCTCATGTCAGCCATTGTCGGGCGTCACTTCGGTCTACCCTCCCGACTGGTCGTCTATTCCAAACCTGAAACGCTATTTCGACATGCCTCGCCTCGCATCTCCGCTGGTTTCGGAGCCAAGTTTGAGTTCGTTCGCGGACCCTACAACCCTATCATCCAGCGGCGCGTGGCCGAACTTACGCACGAAAGTTCTCTCGTTGTGCACTACGGTATCACCGTCGACCATACAAAATACGACACAGAAACTGTCCGAAAGTTCCATGAAGTCGGTGCTCACCAGACTAGCAATATTCCAGATAAAGTCGAAACTATCATATTTCCTGCGGGGTCATGTAATTCGATTTGCTCCCTCCTGCTAGGTCTGAGCCGTAATCCTAAGAATGTGAAGACTGTGTTCGCTATTCAAATCGGGCCGGACAAGCGTGACTGGCTGGCTGCTCGTTTGAAGTCTATGGGGGTAAATTACGACACACTTCCTTTCCGAGTACAATGGTATAGCTTACACGACACGAAGTTCTCGTCCTATAGTGACCATATGCCTGAGTCTTTCGACGGTATCAACTTCCATCCGGTTTATGAAGGTAAAATGTGGAGATGGCTTAAGCAAACTGGAGCCACTCTAGACGATGGTAAAACCCTCTTCTGGATCGTCGGTGGTGAGCCGAAGCCGGAAGCTATGGAGAAGTTCTTCATTCAACAACCTGAGGAGGCGTTTGCATAAAATGGCTATGGATATGCGAGGTTCTCTAAATGTATCCAAATTCTATAAAGCGGGGTCTAATGCTCCTCGCTTTTATGGAAGATGTGTTATCAACGGGGTGACCTATAATTTGAAAGGCTGGGACAAACAAGGTAAAGATGGCCCGTGGATCAGCTTGTTGTTTGAGCCTATATGAGCAAGATGATTTCGAGCAATGTGCTCCCAAGAAGGCGAGCTTGTTCTCTACTCCTGATGAGCCTCAACCTGTGAAGAAACAAAAGCTATCTATACCTACACCCAACTGGGAAGACGATGATGTCCCATTCTAAAGACTACCGACTCAAAGAGAATCGCAGGGAAGCGTTCCTAAAGTTCTATGAGTTTCATTTGAAATATCGCTCTCACCCTGGAGCGGTATACCAACTCATTCCGTATTTCTCTAAGAAGTATGATTGGAACCTAGAACAACGTCTCTGGGCTGCGTCAATCAACGGAATGACTCAGTATTTTCCCACTACTATCGCTATCATGGAACAGATTCCTACTCCGTTGAAAACAGATGAAGAATGGTATACGTTCAACACGTGGTTCAACGAACATTGGCATAATCTACCCTTCGATTCTGATCGAAAATGGCAAAAAGTAGAATGCCCCAAAGCTGTCGGAGTATTGAGCAAAAAGGTTCAGGAGTATGGTTCACTGAAGAATCTATATACTGGAGACTTCGAAACTCTGTGGAAGCGTGTTCGTGAAGAGCTTCACTCTCTTGGTAGGTTGGGAGCGTGGTCTGGCCTTGAGTTTGTTAAGATCGCAGCTGCAGGGGAGCTAGACTTCGAGTACACTACGCTTATGCTACGTGATATCAGTGGAAGCAAGTCCCATCGCAACGGCTTGTGTATTTTACTTGGTCATGAAGAGCTAGACTGGCACGACAAGTTGAACCCTTCATTCGACGGCAAGTATTCAGACAAGATGCTAACATGGTTAGAGAAAGAAGGGGAGGTTCTGCTGAATGAATGTAAAGAGTTGTTTAAAGACCGTGACTTCTATCGAGACGTAGGGTATGAGACGTTGGAATCCACCCTATGCTGTTACAAGTCTTGGCACCGACCTAATCGACGTTACCCTTCCGTGTACAATGACATGTTGTACTCACGTTTGTTGGAAACCGCTGAAAAGAATCCGTCTCTTGACTTGACTCCGTTCTGGGAGGCACGAGCTGAGTATCTACCGGAGCGGTTACGTATTGAATGTAATCCCGCGCATCCTCAATATGGCTCTAAGGCTCTGTCCAAGCTATTGCAGAACAAGTACCGCGAAACTGGAAAACTGTTGTTCATTGAATAACTAATGTGAATGGAATAGGTAGTTTGCTGGACACCTCTTTAGAGCTATAATGTTACTAAGGAGGTGTCTAAAATGAACTACGTTAAACTGTATGATGATCTGATAACAAAATATGGAACTTGGGAAAAACCCAAAGATGTATATACCGAAAGACATAGAAAGCTACCAGGATGGTTAGGAGGTAAGTATATAAAAGGAAATGCGTTCTACGTACCAGCTAGAGTACATTTCATATGCCATGTATTGTTAGCAAAGATATATAACTCTCCGTCTTCGTGGAGAACCGTGATAACTATGTCAGGGTTACCTAATGTTCGTAGAAGCTCTTGGTGGTATGAATCTGCAAAATCAAAGTGCTTTGTGCAATGGAAAGAGCACGGAATATGGTTAGCCGAAAAATACGCTAAAGAAAATGGCGACTTAGTGTACAGACTAGGTATAGGTTGTCATGCTCGATCATCAGAAAAAATGTCAGAAGACGGTCGAAAGGGTGGTAAAGTTAGATCAGATAGTGGAGAACTACCCGCACTGGCTTCTAAGGCTGGCAAAAGAGCCGCTGAGATAGGTGCAGGTTGTCATAATCTAGAAAGTCGCAAAAAAGGAGGGTATACTCAGCTAAATAATAAGTTAGGTATACATAAACAGACATTAGAAGAAAGAATAGCGTTAGGTAAACTATCTTCTTCTATTAGGTATAGATGTTTAGTATGTGGTATGGAAAGCACTGCAGGTAATATAGGTCGTCATCATATTTCATCGGGTCACAAAGGAAGAGAAAGGGTTTAACATGAAAAATATCATTTGTAGTTTGCGTGGTACATCGGGGAGCGGAAAATCAACGGTAGCTTTTACATTCCTTAAGAAATATCCAAATGTAGAACTAAAAGGATCAGACGGAAAAGTCAAGGGGTATCGCATTGACGCGTCTTCATCAGGAGTAAAGTCTCCAATTTATCTATTAGGTAAATACACAACGGCGTGCGGAGGTTGCGATCAAATTCCAGAACAACAAATGGCCGCAGATAGAGCAATTGAGGCATGGAAATCCGGCGGGCATGTTCTTATGGAAGGTCTATTAGCTTCTGCTGCCGGACCAAAAGGTGCGGTGACTAAGACTATCCAAGAGACAGGGTCAGCACGGTTTCTAATCTTAGACACTCCTCTTGAATTATGTATCGAACGCGTAAAAGCTCGCCGCGCTGCGCGAGGAGACGAACGAGAATTCAATCCTAAAAACACTAATGATAAATGGACTCAGACAATGAGCACTGCCAAGACCCTGGCCGGTCTAGGTTACGACGTTCGCCCTATTCGCCACACAAGTGCGTTCGAAGATGTCTTGGCTATTTTCCAGGAGGCCGAACGTGATTGAAACCTGTCCTTACCCGCAACCTACCGCCGAGACCGTAAAGTCCTGGGGAGGCTTTTTGTACTTCGTATGGGAGCGAGAAGCAATTCGTCTGGCTCGTGAGAACGGATACGACAAGCCTTGGACCATCGACCCGATCATGGAGAAATACCGCTTCTGCAATATTCGTCGTCGCGATGACCGAGTTAGTCAGTGGTTGATTTCGCACATTTACGAACAGCGTTGTAACCATGTAGATCTGTGGTTCATCGCGGCTATTTGTAGATTGATCAACTGGCCCCCTACGTTGAAAATGCTAGATTACTGGGAGGCGCTTCCTGACAGCTGCGAAGAGTTCGACATCGGCAAGTTCGTCAGTGTAATCGAAGAGCTAGTTGACAAAGGTGACAAGGTGTACTCAGGTGCCTACATGACCTACCCAGGTCGTAATACAGGCTCTCGCAAGTCTGAGTTTTTCGCTACCAAGATACTGGAGCCGCTCATCTCTATTCGTCAAGATGTTCGCAACGCGGTAAGCTCTAATAGTGTTGAGGAAGTTGTGCGTGTGTTGTCTTCCAGCTTCGGTTTGAGCACTTTCCTCGCCGGTCAGGTCGCGGCAGACTTGACTTATTTCGACACACAGCTAGGTAAAGCTCACGACTTGAACACGTTCGCTCCTCTCGGCCCAGGTAGTCAGAACGGGTTGAACCTGCTAATGGGTAACAAGATCGGCACAACTTGGAAACAAGGTGAATTCAATCGCACTTTGGTGGTAGCCCGAGGTAAAATTAAAGACAAGTTGGGTATAGATGACCTAACTCTACATGATGTACAAAACTGTTTTTGCGAATATGGAAAGATGGCGCGTATGATGGTAGGTGGTGGAACACCGCGCTCTCTGTATAAACCTGAAACCGCTTTCTGAGGATAACATGGAAATAACGGCTAACAACGTCAATGGAATGTTCAGTGAAGGTCTGTGGCGACTGAAAACTTGTGGAGTTAAGTCCGACTCTCGCAACGGCCCTGTCGTAATGATTAACGAACCTGTCCTTCTCACTCTCAATAAGCCTCAAGAGAGGGTGTTATTTTACGGCGAACGGGATTGTAATCCTATTTTCCATCTACTCGAAAGCATACATATATTGGCGGGGCGTAAAGATGTATCATTTCTGAAGCAGTTTAACAGCACTATCGGAAATTACAGCGATGACGGAGAATCATTCAACGCCGCCTACGGTTTCAGAGCGCGTCATCATTTTGGTGAAGACCAACTTATAGGTGTTATCAATAAGTTGAACTCCGACCGCAACACGCGTCAAGCGGTTATACAGCTTTGGGACGCTGCTGACTTGAACAAGCAAACACTTGACAAGGCGTGTAACACTCAGTTGGTATTCTCTATTACTGACGACATGCTTGACCTAACGGTTTTCAATCGCAGCAATGATTTTATATGGGGCAACACCGGCGCAAACGCAGTGCATTTTTCCATATGGCAAGAGTTTGTAGCTATTGCAACCAACTCGCGCATCGGTAAAATGCGCACCGTATCAAATAATCTCCATATTTACCTTGACCTATATCCTAAGTTCAATAAATTCCTAGACTGTCCGCCAGACTCCGAGTCTTACGACATGTATCAGCAAGGTGTCAAACCGACTAAGCTCATGTTCAACAATGACTGGGTTAGTTGGCTAGAAGATGCCGAGGCTTTCTGTAACAATCCGTTCAAGTACGACAATTCTCAGTACTCGTTCTTCACCGAGGTGGCCCACCCCATGGCCATGATCAGCTACGAACGTAAAAACAAGATCAGCGACGGTATGAAGTGGGCTGACCGCGTAGAAGCCGAAGATTGGCGAATTGCCGCTCAGGACTGGATAGAACGCCGAGAGACTGCGAAGAAACAGTGAAAGAACTCAATGCCCCCAAGCGGGGCATTTTGAGCTATACTGGGCTTGCTGTATAACATATAACTGGAGAAGTAAATGAAAACACTACTAGTAATCGTATATCTTTCGCACACCGGTACTCTGGATATGAAAAGCCATGTCATGAATTCTATGTCAGAGTGCAAGTCGGCCGGTCAGCAGATTCACAAGAATGTCCGAGCCGGTCGGGTTAACACCGTGTGCTGGGGTATCAAATGAACTCAACACTCCGCAATGCCGGATACGTCCGTCGCTACCACACTGTGCAGACTATCGGCCATCAGACCGTGGCTGAGCATTCTTTCAACGTCGCTATGATTCTGCTAGACTTGACCAACGGCAAAGCCCATGCTGACTTGCTCAAAGCCGCGCTGTACCACGACCTTCCCGAAGTGTTTACCGGAGACATTCCTGCAACCGCCAAGTGGGCTAGTCCGTCTCTGGTGCAGTCGTTGAAACTGCTGGAAGATGTGTTCGACAGCGATTACAACCTAGTTGTCAATCTTAGCGAAGACGATAAAAAGCTGTTGAAATTCGCAGACATGGCCGAACTAGTGATGTATTCTTTAGACCAACTTCGCTTAGGTAACCGTAATATGATCAGTATTGCAGAACGCGGAGTAAATTACCTAGAAGAAATGCAATTTGTAGGCGCTAAGGCACTACAGTTGATGAACGACCTGATTGAACAAGTAAAGGAATTTAAATGAAAGCAAGTGAGCGTCAAGTTGGCGGAAGTCATTACCGTACTAAGCTGGGCGGTGTTGGACATTGGGATTACTGCATAGAGACTAACGTGCCTTACCTAGAGGGTTGTGCTTCTAAGTATCTCACCCGCTGGCGGGATAAGAACGGTTTGCAAGACTTGGAAAAGGCGTGCCATTATATTGAGCGCCGCTTGGAAGCCTTCCATAGTTTTAAGGGCGTTTTGCGCGGGGCTAATAAGAACAAACCATTGTTTGAGCGGTTCATCTCGGATAATGGTATTCCTAATGAAGAAGCCGAGATAGTCAATTGTATTATGCATTGGAAGCGTCCTGATCAATTGATCGCCGCTTTGTCCGCTATTCAGATGATTATCAGCAAAGAAACTAAGACTGAAGAAGATCAGTTTCAACGAGAAATTGCATGGTCTAAGAGCCAGGAGGGATGTTAATATGAAACCACTCGTTATCTATCATGCTCATTGTACCGACGGCTTTGGTGCAGCGTACGCGGCTTGGTTGAAGCTCGGGGATGACGCCGAGTATCGCCCGACATCCTATGACCAAGTGAAAACTGACCATGACTTCATCAACACCTTCGGTTGGGTGGACAAGAGGGAGGTTTACGTCCTTGACTTTAGCTTTCCCCCCGAGGTGACGAAGGGTATCATTCAACGGTCCTCTCACTTCACCTGGCTCGACCATCACAAGACGGCCTTTGAGAATTGGGCAGGTGAAGAACGTCAGCTATACGTTGATGAGACCGAATATACCCACATCGTACTAGATAACAACAAGTCTGGTGCGATGCTCGCCTGGGAATACTTTCACCCTGAAACTCCCTACCCGGTTTGGGTACAATTGATCGATGATCGCGACCGCTGGCAATTCAAGTATGAAGGAAGCAAGCCGTACCACGCCGGTATGCAGAGTGAGAAGCCTTGGAGCTTTGAGCAATGGCAGAAGCTGTTAGCAACACCAGACAATATCGTAAAAGCGGGTAACGTACTGATGAAGTCCGTAGAACAGCAAGTGCAATCTACTGCTAAGTATGCGATGAAGTGCCTCCTGGTTACTCCCTCTCCCGCCAATAGCTTTGGACATGACCACTTCAGGGGTCTCGCTGCCAACACTAACGTACATATGTCTGAAGTAGGTAATGAATTGGCTAACAAGAGCGGTACGTTCGGCCTCATTTGGTATATGGGCTCGGACAACAAGATCAAATGTTCCTTGCGAAGTAACGGTGATTATGACGTCTCCGCAATTGCAAAGCAGTTCGGCGGTGGTGGGCACAAGAACGCAGCTGGGTTCGAAACAGATATCAACACTTTGATGAGTTGGCTGAAATGAATGAAAAGCCATTAGTCGTATTCGACACCGAAATATTCGCTAACAGGTTCTTGTTCAAAGGCCGGGTGTTACACAACCGTAATATCATGTCGGTCTGGATGCACGACGAGGGGTATCTCGGCACGTTGAGTAACTTCATGAAGGCTCCGGTGACTTGGGTGTCCTTCAATGGGATCAAGTTTGACGTGCCGGTTATAGCGGCGGTGCTCGCGGGGCGTTCGGTACAGGAAGTTAAAGCTATCGCGAACGCTATTATTGAACACGAAATGCAACCTTGGGAAGTCGAGCGTCGGTTCGGGTTGAAGATCCCGCAGCTAGACCACATCGACCTTATAGAAGTCTCTCCGAGCTTTGTAGGTTTGAAAGCCTATGGCGCTCGTATGCATATGCCGTGGCTAAAAGATCTACCTTTCCCACATGACGCCGAGCTTGACTTGGAACAGTGTGAGATGGTAGATAAGTACTGCGAGAATGACCTAGACACTACCGAGGAGCTATTCAAGCGTCTGGAACAACCCCTGCTTATCCGTGTGGCTATGTCACAAGAGTACGGCGTAGATATGCGCTCCAAGTCTGACACCCAGATGGCTGAAACCGCGTTCATCAAGCGTCTGAACTTGAGTCGCAACAAGGCGAAGGTACCGGCTACCATTACGTATACTGTGCCGGATTACATTAACTTCAAGTCACCTCATTTGATTGAATTGACTCGGCGTATTGGAGAAACAGTATACAATGTTAATCCGAAAACAGGACACGTCGAGCTACCTGATTTCTTGGGTAAAGAAGTCGTCAAACTCAACAACGGTACATATCAGCTGGGAGTGGGAGGTATTCACTCCACACACGACAAGAAAGTCTGCCACGTTGCTAGTGCCGACAGAGTAATCACTGATATTGATGCCGCTTCGTATTACCCGTCCATACTGATCAACGCTAACATGATCCCGCAGAATACGGGTCAGGCATTCATCAATGAGTACCAGGAGATTTATCACCGTCGCCTGGCCGCCAACAAGCGGGGAGACAAAGTACTAGCTGAGACCCTCAAAATTTCATTGAATGGTACATTCGGGAAGACAGCCTCACGCTGGTCCCCGTTGTATTCTCCTGACTTGATGCTGGCTATCACTTTGACGGGGCAGCTAACCCTTTTGAACCTAATAGAAGAGCTGGAGGAAGTGGGTGCAGTGGCGCTCTCTGCAAACACAGACGGTATAGCTATGGCTTACCCTATCGACAGAGAAATTTACGTAAAACAGGTGGTAGATAGCTTTTCTCGTAGGTCCAAGTTTGAGTTCGAATACACGCCTTACCGCGTGTTGGCGATGAAAGATGTCAATAATTACATGGCGGTCAAAACTGACCGTAAGATCAAAGCGAAAGGTATATATGCTCCTCCAGACTTACGCAAGAATCCAACGGCGAGTATCTGCGCCAAAGCGGTCGGTCTCTGGCTTGCACATGGTACGCCGATTGAAGAGACGATCAAAGGTGGAAAGCTGGAAGAGTTTATTTCCGCACGCAACGTCACTGGGGGAGGCGTGCAGGGAGAAGAATTCCTTGGTAAGGTGGTTCGGTGGTACATGTCTACCGACGTACTGGAACCTTTGACATACGCTAAGAACGGTAACAAAGTGCCAAAAACAGACGGCGCTAAAGCGTGCATGGTGATTGATAAATCAGCACCTCTTCCTGCGGATTTGGACTATAATTGGTACATCAAAGAAGCAATCCGAATCGCGGTTGATTTGGGTTGCAAAGAGTATCTAACTGAAGAACAGATAGCATTGGTGACTCCACCACCTAAGGTGCGGAAGCCGAGAGCAAAGAAAGAGAGCTAATATGGAAGAAGGAAACATTCGCAATGTCTGGGTTGTATACGCGGACAACCGTAAGGATTTCAGCTCGGCTGAGAAGTTTGGCCAACTGAAAGACGTATTCACTTACTCTATCGTCGGTAAAACGTACAATTCTGACAAGCTAATTTCCTACGCTCGCAGCGTACTCGCCAATTACAAAGATGGTGATTACCTGCTCATGGTGGGTGACCCTTCTTTGTGTGCGATTTGCCTGGCGGTGGCGCTGGAATACGACTCTTTTGGTCAAATCAACGTACTCCGCTGGAATCGTGATATATATGACTACGTTCCGCTTTATTGTAATTTTGATTATTTACCGGACCATGAAGGAGAAACTGACCAAAACTAAGCTATAATTTAACCACGTTGGGTATCGGACTCGACAATAACCTCATAGGAGTATAACATGTCTTTTCAAGACAGCCTTATCAAAGGCAAACAGGAACTACCGCCGCGAATCTGTCTCTATGGTACCCACGGTATCGGTAAGAGCACTATTGCTTCCCAGTTCCCTAACCCTATCTTCATTTCTACCGAAGACGGTATCGATTCGCTGGATGTCACTAGCTTCCCCAAGGCTACTCATATCAACGAGGTGGTCGCGTCGATCAAGACGTTGATCAAGGAAGACCACGATTTCAAAACGGTCGTACTAGACTCCGTAGATTGGCTGGTCGAACCGCTCATCGTGGAAGATGTGGAAGCGACACACGATGAAAAGGAATTGGCATACGGCAAGGGTCAGATGCTCGTAGCTGAGTCTTTCCGTGAGATTCTTCAGGGTATGGATGCTCTCCGTCGCAAGCGGGGTATGAACGTGGTGATTCTAGCTCATGCGCATATCGTCAAGTTTGAATCCCCGATGACCGAGAGCTATGACCGCTATCAACCTAAGCTACCTAACCGCTGCAATGCGCTGTTGCAAGAATGGGTAGATGTGCTCGGGTTCGCTTCTTTCAAGGTTATCATTAAGAAAGAGGACGCTGGATTTAACAAGAAGTTGGCCAAGGGTGTCACTACCGGGGAGCGAGTGGTGCATCTGGTGGAGAATGCCGCCTTCCTGGCTAAGAATCGTTACGCTTGTCCGGATGACATCGAAATGACTTTCGCTGAACTCCAGAAACACCTTCCTATCAAGAACTAAGGAGAAATAACATGGCTAAATTCGGATTTGATGTTGCAGAAGTTGAAGTATCTGATCGCGGTGATTTTGAAATCATGCCGAAGGGAGAATATACCCTGAAGGCTACCGAGGCAGAGCTGAAAGACACTTCTAAGGGTGATGGTCAGTATCTGGCTGTGACTTTTGAAGTCGTCAAGCCGTCCAATTACTCAGGGCGTAAAGTCTGGCAGAACTTCAACGTTAGTAACCCTAACGAGAAGGCTGAGAAGATCGGCCGTGAGCAGATCGCAGGCTGGGCTCGTGCGGCGGGTAAACCGAATGCTCGTGACTCCGATGAACTGATCGAACGCAGCTTCCCGTGTAAGTTGGACATCGAGAAAGGTACAGGCGGTTACTCTGATCGCAACAAAATCGCCTCTTTCCTGACTGGCGAAGCGAAGGCTTCTGCACCGGCTTCGAAGAGCAAGTTCGATGACGAAGAGGAAGCGCCTAAGAAAGAGACCTCTAAGGAAGAGAAAAAGCCTGAACCTAAGAAGGAAGAGTCTTCTAGTTCGGCCAAAAAGAACCCTTGGGATTAACTTAAAGTAATACCGACCTCCGGCGGTAAAATACCGGAGGATCAACATTGAAGCTATTAGACTCTCGTACGAAGAGGTAAGGGAAGCTAGACGCTCTAGCCATTCTAATAGTTTCAATGTTGGTAACTCAACTCCGTTCAACTCACAAGGATGAAAGGAGAACAGCAGGCTCGGGAAAAGCCGAGTTACCAACAACCTGCTCCGTTAGCACAGTTGGTAGTGCGCTCGCCTTGTAAGCGAGAGGTCGGCGGTTCGAACCCGTCACGGAGCACCAACGCAGTTAGTGATGTTTCACAGCACAGATAACGCGGCGTTAGCTCAGTTGGTAGAGCTTCTGGCTTCCACTCAGAAGGTCATCGGTTCGAGTCCGATACGCCGCTCCAGGACTCTTAGCTCAGCGGTTAGAGCAGAGGACTCATAATCCTTTGGTCGTAGGTTCAAATCCTACAGGGTCCACCAAATTCATAACGCAGAGGATGCCATGGCTGAATTACCTATTAAGAGTGTGGGTCAAGAGATGGTTGAATCCATCTATCGGGCTATCGAGAAAGCCGAAAAGCGAGAATTGTACTTGGCTCGTATCGGGGCTTCTAGTATCGGTGACGAATGTCTTCGTAGTATTTGGCTGTCCTGGCGAGCCTATGATGACAAAGCGTTTAGCGGTCGCATGTTGCGCCTGTTCGGCACCGGGCATTGGCAAGAGACCAGGGTGATTGAAGACCTCAAGCGTGCTGGATACGAGACCTGGGACTTTGACGATCAAGGTAAACAATTTACCTATACTGATGACACTGGCCACTTCGTGTGCAAGCTGGACGGAGTGATTAAGGGTGTTCCAGGGTCTGAGAAGACTCCGCACGACCTTGAGATCAAATCCCACAACAAGAACAGCTTCACTGAACTCAAAAAGAAGAACGTGGAGAAGGCTAAGCCTGTGCATTTCTGGCAGATGCAAGCTGGTATGTTGTTCAGCGGGTTGCCTCGGGCGCTGTACGTAGCGGTGTGTAAGGATGACGAAGACTATCATGTGGAGAAAATCTATCCAGATGAAAGCGTGCAACAGAAAATCCAGGATAAAATAACCGCTTTGGTGGAAGCCACGATTCCTCCTATCGGTATTTCAGAAGACGGCAAGGCTTTTGGGTGCAAGTGGTGTGACATGAAAGAGGTCTGCGCGGAGGGTAAGACGCCGATTAAGACGTGTCGCTCTTGTGTTCATGCTTTGGTCGGGCCGATGCGTGGGGAATGGGCATGCAGTATCACGGGGGAGATTCTGAGTAATGATCAACAGAAGTTGGCGTGTGAAGAATACGAGGTATTGAAACCATGATTTCTCTAGGAATCGACCCTGGAATCACGGGCGCGGTAGGGGTTTTGAAAAACGGTCAGTATATGGCCGTTTTTGATATTCCCAGTGTCGCTAAAGGCTCAGGAACAGTCAAGCGGGAGATAGACCCTGCAGGATTAGCGCGAGAGATCACAGCCCGGTTAGATCCTAAAGAATATGTAGAGGTGCTACTAGAACGTGTTTCTGCGATGCCAGGTCAAGGAGTGTCTAGTGTGTTCTCATTTGGGGACAGTTACGGAGTTTGCAGGGCCGTCCCCGCCATACTCGGACTACCTGTCACCTTAGTACCTCCAGCCGTTTGGAAGAAACACTTTAATCTAGGTAGAGACAAAGAGGATTCCAGGGCGTTAGCCGTTAGGTTATTCCCCACGGCAGACTTGTCGCTTAAGAAACATGCGGATAGAGCGGAGGCGTTGCTGATGGCACGCTATTTGTATGAGGTGAAATACAAATGAGTAAAGCGTCCAGTGTAGTGTTAGACATATCAGAATTGACCGTTTCCAAAGTGCCAGAATTGCAACTCTGGGCAGCGGTACTTCATCTAGCAATACTGGACGCTCATCCGTATATAATCAAAGGGGTGGAGACGACATACGAACAACGCCGGCACGGAGGTATAGCGCTGAACTGGTTGATGTCTAATCATTGCCGACGCGGTAGCTTTGTCTGGGTGTGTGATCTATTAGGGGTAGACAAGGGTCAAATACGAGGCAAAATAGGCATGAAAGAAGATAAGGTCTGGTAACTTTACTTTACATAAAATAACCCCTATAATGGGGGCATTGACTAACAAATAACGGCTATACGGAATAACGTGTGGAAAGGAACTTTATTATGGCTACGAGCCAAGTTGCTGGATTTGGTCTTCCGAACGACGGAGAGATGGTTGTTTGTGGTCGCTTTGTCTATGAGTGGGACGTTGTGGAAGACATTGATGAGCACCACGAGCGCTGGGGATGGAACATCTTTTGCCCGGTTGTTGATGCCGCGAAGGTTTACGGCTTGCGCGACTTGCCCGTAGTTCAGTCTCTTCCTCAATATGACTGACATCCTCGACCTCGAAGGCTGGAACGTCGTCGCCAAGCGCGTTGATGGCGACGACTACCTGATTGAAGC